AATCGCTTATTTGGCTTTCTGTAATACTTCCAACAGAAAGATTATTACTTTCATTTACCACTATTGTTGAGTTATCAACTCTTACAGCAAAATTAAATAATCCTGTTAATGAGGTATATGTTACATTAATAGCGGTTTTTACACCGCCTGTTATTTTAGAATTTATTATTTCAAGGACATCTTTGATGTTAATATCAAGCTTAAATCCTCTTACGCTTCTAACCAATTTCTACCTCTTTCTTTAACGCATTAAGTCTATTCAGCCATCCTTTTAAAAATATTTCTTGACCTTTTACAGTGGCATATTTACGGTAAAGTTTTTCTCTCTCGTTAACGAAAATATCAGGATAAACATATTTGGCTTTTAACAACAAATATTCTGCTCTTCTTAATCCCATATTTACAGCTGTATCAAAACAAAGTATATCAAAAGGATACATCATTTTATGACATTTAGCAGCTAGCCAATAATTGTTATAATAAATGTTTTCTACTTCTTTCTGTGATATATGTTGTACATGTTGTAACTGTAATTGTTTTGATTTTCTGTAAGCATTATAAGTATTTTGAGTTATGCCTTTGTTTGTGGCACCTCCTTTATCGTTTGGATTATCAACGTACCCACCTTCCCATTTTAAAACAAACGTTAAAGCTTTTTTATAATTACTTTCCATATTCATCTGTCCTCTTTGGTATTAATTTTTCTACAGCAGTTATAGCTACTTGTGGTATTTTTGGAGTTATGTTTTTAGAACCAGCTCCGTAGGCTTCCAGCAAATATCTTTGCATCTTGGGGGATGATAACAATGATAGTCCTGTAAATAATGGGTTTCCTGTCAACCCCAATCCTGTTAATCCTCCGATTATCGGGGTTAAGGCTCTTCCTACTTCGTAGATATTCCCTGTTTTTATCAATTTATCAAAATCCTTTGAAGCCATTAAATCAGCATATTCTTTCATGGCTGGTGAATATTCTGGATATTTTTCTTTTAACACGTTACCAAAAGAACCCTGTATTTCTCTTAATAACGCTTCCCCTTGTTTATTATATGCTCTGTTTTCCTTGTTAAACTCAACATCATGCTGTATCTTGGATTTTATTTGATGTAATGCGACAGGGTTTATTTCTCCATTGTTAAACGATTGAGGGGATATTTTGTTTGACCTCATTCCCATCTTTTCAATCATTGAATCAACAAGCATTTGTTTTGTTTCTTCTGGAAGCATTGAGTTTTCGGCATCCACTTGATTGTATATATCGTTTCTGATGTTGTCATAAAATAAATCATCTTGAGGTTTAATGTTTGACAGCGTAGGTTTAACAGCTCCGTATTCAGTGGCTAAGTTAATATCATTTTCCAATTCTTTTAAATTTGATTTTACCGCACTGGCTTGTGGGTTTATGGGTGTACCTTTTGAATATTTAGAAATTATTCCGTTAGTCATATCGTCTATTTCGCTTCTGGATAAATTTCCAGAATTTCTCATAGTTTCTAGTGCTTCATTAACCATTGCGTTAACTTCGTTTTCATCTTTACCAAATATAGAACCACCCTCTTGTATTCTTTCTATCGCCCTTCTCATGTTGCTTTCTTTAATGCTTGCCATTCTTCCGAGCAAAGGCATTGTTTTTTCAAAAGCAAAACCAAGCCCTTTTAATGCCTGCTGTCCACCAGCACCAGCTATTCCGCCAAAAGCAGCATTAGCCGCAATACCTGAAAAATCATCACCTCTCGATAATGATTCAGCTGCTCCTATTCCGCTACCTATAGCCGATGCACCTTTTATTGTTCCACCCATAGGTATTGCTAAATATGGAATAGTGCTTCCTACAAAATTAGCTACCTTTCCAACTCCAGTTTCAGGTTCGTATTTTCCTAAATAACTTCTTGCTTGTTCCATTCCCTGTTCATCAAGCTTTTCTTTCCCAATCAGAGGTCTTAAATACTCATTACTAAATCTCATCGGCAATTCTGCGGCTGCTCTTTGAAGTGTTGTTAATCCACTTCCAAATCCTCTTAATGTATCCATAAAATCATTAACAGGCTGTGTTTTTTCAACAGAACCTTGTAATGCCTGATTAAATAATTCCATAGATTCTTGTTCAGAAGGAGGACTATCTCCTTCTATAATCATCGTTTTTCCTGTTTGTGAATCTTCTATTTTATATCTTGGCATATTAGTCCACCTGTATTATTTTAAATCTGCCACTATTTGATGTATTTGTATTAGATGGTATTTGATTATTCATGTTCTGGTTATTTATGTTGCTAAAGCCACTAACATTTCTTCCGGCATCTGCATAAGTTTCTACTGTATTCTGATAATCTCCGTCCAGAAACTTACTATACTTATCAAGAGCTGCTATAAAATCATTCTGGCTAGCGTTAGGATTAAACAAAACTTGGTCATAATAAGCTCTGTCTTGGTCGGACATTCTTCCACCTTCGTATGCTTTAGCTATTCCTCTTTTTAGCATACCTATGTCTTGATTGTATTGATTAGCTTCTGGGTCTGCTGTTCCAAAAGTGGCAGAATTAAAAGACCTTCTTATTAATCCTCCTGCTCCAAATAAAGCTTTCTTGTCAGGGTCAGAGTAAGAGTTAACAAGACTGGTTAATCTATTTAAGGCATTTTGTGAATCTTTTAAAGTATTCAATTCAGAAGCCAATAAAGGTTTTCCCTGTGTTTTACCTTCTTCTTTAGGAACACCTTTCATTTCACCTGTCTTTGTATTAAAAGAAAATCCTTTATCAAGATTAACTATCCAATCACCATAAACATGTTCATTCTTTTTAGCTTGTGCTTTTACTGCTTCTTTTTCCGCCTCCATAGAATTTTCAATTTTTTTCTTAGCAAGAATATCATACTCCCATTTTGCGTTATTATACAATGTTTTGTTTCTTTCGTATTCATTTATCTTTTCGTATACTTCTGGAGAGATGTTCTCGTTTCTACTTCCTACGTATTTAGGTGCTAGATTAGTTAAGGTGTTACCTTCCCATCTAAGAGTACCATAAGGATTTTCATTATCTAATTTAGCCTTTAATTCTTTTAAATATGGACTGTATTCATTAAATTCTTGTGTATTTTTAACTTGGTTACTCATTAATTGTGGTTGTACAGATGTATTAATCGGTTGACTTGGTATATTACTTCCAGTATTTCCATTAATAGGTATACTGGAATCAAATCCATTATTGGATAACGATTGTCTTATTGATGATGTTAATGATGATTGTTGTGGCGTTTCCTGCATTAATGCCATAGATCCTGTTACTTCTGGTGCTGGAGGCATTGGTAAAGATGATGTTGGAATACGTGTATCCTCTGCTGGATTATAACCACTCCAAGCATCTATATAAGTGTTTCCTGTTTTTTTAGGAGTAGATGGAACTTTTGGAGTAATTCCCATAGCTTTATCATAATCACTACTCCACTGTGAATATGTTTTTTGTCCTTTTGTTATTTCTGGATACTTTACCTGTAATTCTGTTCTTGTTTTTCCAGATAAAATATCACCTATATAATTTAAATAATTGTCTGCCATTTATTTATCCTTTCTGATAGGTACATAATCAATTAGAACGAAAGTTTTTATATTGATAGATAGTTTCTACCAGTAATCTGGTTTACCTGCTGCTCTGTTAGCTGCAATCTTCTTCTGTTTTAATTCTTCTTGCGCTATTTGGTTTTCTAAAGCTAGCTTTTGCTTGTTGTAGTTTAATTGTTGGTTAAATTGAGATTGTTTTAATTGATTTCCTTGAGCTGCTTCTTGTTGAGCTAAAATATTCTGCATAGCTGTTTGTTGTAATCCTGCTGTCTGTAGGTTATAAGCATTTGCGTTTGATTCTGCTTGTCCCTGATATGCGGCTAGTCCTTGACCCAGACCGTAATCAACATTGTTCGTCATGTATTTAGCAAAAGCACCACTTCCAAGCATTCCTCTTCTGTCATAATCATTCATTGTTTGCTGTACTAAATCATTATAATCTTTTGTTATCTTATTGGTAGATGCTTGGTTTTGAGCGGCATTATTATAAGCCGGAACTAAGCCTTGCAATGTATTATAATTGTCTAAATAACCTTGTGATGTAATTGGTTCAACTTTATTACTGGTATTGTCTTTAGGATTCAGTAATTTATTTGCTATTTGATTCGCTAGATACATTGAACTAACCATTTATTTATCCTTTCTTAATATATTCAATATCTTTGATAGTTAAACTTGTTAATATAAAATCATCCCCTTCGTTTTCTGTCTTTATTCCTATTTGTAAATAAGTGAATCTTTTCGACTTGCTAACGGGAACTATAGCACTTGCTAAATCAGAAACAGAGAGAACATCAACTCCATCAAGTTCGCTCTCTCCTATTTCAAAATAAGAATCATTCGTTACAACATTAACCGTCTTTTCGGAAGGATTGTAGTTCTTACCGTCAAATCTTGTCATTACTGTAAACTGATTTTCTGAAAGACAATTAACCCATAACTCTATATCTTTAACTGTTTTATAGTTGTTACTACCAAGATTGGTTTTATCGAACCAGAATTCAGATTCTATCACCGTTCCATCAAAAGTATTTCCGCAATCTTCCTGATATATTATGCCACTTGACGTTCCGGTAAATATTTTTCCATCAAAATCACATGCACAGATTATAGGGTTAGCTTCTCTTGGATACATAGATATTAGTTTCTTTTCATTATAATTAACAAAGTTAGCAACCCATGCTTTGTACAGAGTGGCATTATTCTCAATGGGAACATATACCCAAAGTTGTTTTCTATCTGGATAAGGAATCATTATTATTTCGTCAAGTCTTGTTTTGTCTAAATCATTAAATGATTCATGTACTCTGAATGAAATATCTTGCTGTATTTTAGTTTGACCTGTTTCTCCCAAATCCTCTACCGGATATAATCCTTTATCCCATGCATAAACTCTTTTTTCAAATTCACACATAGAATATCTTGAAAAACCACCATTTGATGATATTCTTTCCATTTTATGGTTTGATGAATTATCTCCACTAATAACATAAATATCGGACTTTGTTCTAACATAAACATATTGTCCAAATTTATTCATTGCTATAATATCACCATTTACATTTGGAAAAAAGTTAGCTTCTCCCCATCCATCAATAGTTCCGTCATCTGAATAGTAAACAGTTCTACCATCCGCAATAAGTATGTTGTTTCCTAAAGTAATACCTACACTACCATAAACTCCATACGCAGCATAAAAACCAATATCATCAACAGTAGCTCCATCATCTGCAAATACTTCATTTGTTCCAGTAATGCATATTAAATTATTATCAAATCCTTGAAACATATAAGGCTTAGCTAAAGAAGATAAAGAACTCTTTGCTGAAATAGCTAAAGAGTTTACAGGATCTATTCTATAATAATTGCCATTGTCAGATATTCCTCTTAGGTAAAATAATCCATCTACCTCATGTTTCTGTATTCCTAGCCATCCTCCAGATTCAAGCTCAACTCTTGAAGTTTGACCTCTGGCTCTTCTTAACGATTGACCAACGATGTCTATATTGATACATTCAGGCATAAATAACAGCTTATTGTTTAAAGCTGTTCTTCCTACTCTGGTATCCATTCCACCGTACAAACTATCAAAAGTAATATCCTGCATTATATTTTCCTTTTTGCTTTTTGCGTCAAGTAAGCCATACCAAAATAAACACCTGCTTGTGCAGCTACCTTTACTACTTCCAGCCAAAATTCCTTAGTTTTGTAAAAAGGCTTTTCTTTTTTATCTTCTGTTTCGTTCATGATTACCACCTGTCTTTGTTGAAATTAACAGCAAATCTCATTAATAACGCTTTATGTTTTTTTATCCCTGCTGATATCATAGCTTCATAAAATATATCATTTGTTTTATCAAAAGATACAGGTACAAACTTATCTGTTAATAAGCTTGTATATCCGTGAAATTGACATAAATAATCATGAATTATTGCTGGTCTTACATCGTCTTCAAATCTTCCGCCTACTAATGATTGTGTCCATTTTGGCTTGCTATAACCATCTGTAATATAACCAGATGGAATTTTTATTATAGCTCCATCATTTGTTACATAAGTAATAGAACTATTTAGTTTAATTATCCCAGATTTTACTATGTTAAATCTTACATTATTTTGTTCTTGAAGGAATTTACCCATTTTAATCTCCAATACAGAATCTTCTTTGTGATGTAGTGCCTCTTGATTCTCTTAAAATATCAGCATATACCTGTTTTGACAGTCCTATATATTTATCTCTTTCAGGAGCATTATTAAAGTTAAGTCTTTTCATTACGTCATATACTAATATTTTATGATATTTTGCCGGAAAATTAGGTTCATCTGTTTCATACTCAAATTCTTGTTTTTCAAGATGAACATTATTTGTACCAACAGCATGAGTATATGTTAAGTTTTCAGTTAAAGTAACATAGTCATTAGTGGCTATTGTATCAACTATTCTTATTTCTTCCCTTACAGTGTTTGGCTCTACAACTATTTGATTTCCTACTGCTATTCCTGTAGTAGAAGAAAGATATAATAATTTTTGACCACTTTCACTAGATGAATCAATAGAAAAAGGTTGTTTTACAAAATTATCAGAATCATATAAAACATTAACAACATACTCGTCATCTGGGACAGGATGTAACACTATTTTGTTATTAAAAATCCCATACCTAATAGGTCTTCCAGAATTAATAACACCATCAATAAACAAAATAGAAACATCTCCATGATGACATATGTATTGGCTTATATCAGAGGTCGCAATAAACATTCCTCTGTCTTGCACGTTACCATAAAAATTAACGTACTCCTGTTGATTTTCAACCGTTGAGAATGTTGTCTTTCTCTTTCTAAACTGAAAACCTTTGCTTTGCAAAAAATCACTATTTGCATTTTTAAGGTAATTAACTATATCATAATAAGATTCACCACTTATGTCGCTAAAAGCAGATGGTGATTCTCCATAATATAGTTTTCTTATGTCTGTTATTAATTGATAATAGTTCATTATAATTTTACCTTTTTGTCGCCTTGTTTAAACGGTCTTGTTTCAGCTAAAATAAATGTAAATTTATAACGTTCTCCATTCCTATTAAATATTTCACCAGAAGCACCAAAACCTTTGTTTCTGAATTTTGTTTTTTCATCAACATCTGTTTTAGAAATAGGAGCTGAAAACAACTCTATAACTGATTTACCTGTAAGTCTTCTTGATGTACTTGTTTGATACGAAAAAACTTTGTATATAGTTAATTCACTTGCTGCATTAACTCTATCATCATAAAAATTGCTAATTACTTCATATGGTATATCTTTCTGCAATTGCTCTATTTCTTCATCTGTAAGTCTTTTTGATATAGCACTATTAAATTCTTTAAGTTGTTCAGGGCTTAAAGAATCAATAAATTTTTGTGGTGATTCAAATAAACTTTCTTGAAGTGTTTCTTTTTCCTTGCTTTCTTCTTTCATAAATATTCCTTTCTTTTTTATCATAGCTGGGTGGGTTTTATCCCACCCTGTACTATGAAATTGTTATGCTATTACAACTGTTATAGCTGAAAGAGCCTTAGAATTTACAACTTTTGCTCCATAAACATAAAGACCTCTTGCTCCTGTAGCAAATGAATTTTCAAGTCTCAATATTTCGTATTCCTCGAATTGAGAAGCGAAAGTAATACCTTCATTTGTTCCAGCTATAATCTGATAAGTTGCTGAACCTGTTGAGGAGAAATTAGTAGATTCAAGTAAATCAAATCCACCAACTACACCTAAAACTCCTTCTCTTATCACCTTTTCACCCTGTGGTGTTGGTTGTATGAGTTGAGGAGCTTGTGATAAAATCTCTACAATATCAGGATTAACTACAATCCATGGTCTTTGACCGTTTGGCTGTTTTCCATTTTTAACAGAATTTGAATTGCTTAACTTTCTCATTATTTCTCTTAACATCGCATAAGCATTGTTTTTTGTTAAGGTATATGATACATCATTTCCTGAATCTGCACCAGCAAAAGCTTTTGTCATAATATGAGAATCTTTAGCTAAATCAATACTTACCATTGCTATTTTTTTGTAGTTGTCTATTAATTCTATGTCAGACTGCACTTTATCAATATCATCAACCTCAAAAGCAAAACTTTTCTTTTGGTCTATGACTAATGTATCCGATGTTCCAGAGATAGAATCATATGTAAGTGAACCAGAATAATCATGAGCTACAACGTTACCAAGAGTTCTTATGTGGACTGTATCACCACCTTTTTTTACATCTCCTTCGTAGTCTCTATTGATTATCTGCATAGCTACACCGGATTTGTCATAGATTTTAGCAAGCTTACTGTTGTTGTAAACTTCCTTTATAAAAGCGTTAATATCTGAATATCCCATTTTTTTTATCCTTTCTTGTGAATTAAAAAGTGTTTACTATCTTGTTGGAATTAAAGTAACCAAAAGTGTTACTTTTCCTGCTTGTAAAGCAGTTGTTTTTATCTCATAAGCTAATTGTGCATCAGTAGCACCAACTTGTATTTTTGTGTTATCTGTTCCTATTCTTGGAATACCAGCCACTACAGCACCAGCTGCGCTTGTTAATGTAGCAAAACTAGCCACTGCTTCATCTGCAAGTAAATTATTGGGTTCTGTAGCTATATCATCAAATCCTATTGAAATTGTTGCATCATCACCAACTAAAGCCTCTTCAATGGCTATATCAACATTTAAAACATTATGGAAAGCTGGTAATTTTTGAGGTATTGAATGACAAGCTATTGTTGCACCATTTGCAACAAAATCTATTGGTATTTCCATAGTGAATGGTTTTTTTGCTATTCCGTTTCTTAATTTTTTGCTGTTATCTGACATTTTTGTTTTCCTTTCTTATTTCTTTTTGTTTGTGAATTCTTTAAACAAAGTATTCAAATTTTCACGTTGTTCTTCTGCTGATAAACTATCTATATTATCAAGTGATACTTTTTTAGTTTCTTTTATTACCTTTGTAGTTTTACCTAAAGATGTTTGCATCAATGCTTTTTTTGCATCATCATTATTTTTCTTTAAGTTTTTGTCCTCCTGTTCTTTTGTAGGAACTAATTTTTTTATAACTTCTGCTATTTGCTGTATTCTTGTATCATTTACTCCAAGAGCTGATAACTCTGGAAGCAATGTATTTAAGACTTCTTTAGTGGCAATATCTGAATCGTATTTTTTTACGAGTTCAGATACTTTATCCATATTACCCTTGTACTTTGTTTTTTCTTTTTCTTTTTCAAGATTACTCAATAATCCGTCATATTTAGATGTTACTTGATTTATTTTATTGTCCAGCTCCACTGCATCATTTTGATTAATGAATTTTCTGAAATTACTATAATCTCCAGACTTATAACCTTGTAATAACCAATGAGAAGCCATTTGTTTATATTCTTCTATTTCTTCTGGCTTAACACCCATTGAATAACCATGATTATATGCCTTTAAGAGGAACTCATTATATAAACTAGTTCCATCTTTTTCATAATTTTCTTTTATTTGTTTCTCTTCTTTCTCAATGTCCTCAATATCCCTAAATACTGGTTTGTTTTTTTCCATATACTCATGTGTTTCTTTTCCAAGATTAACAAAGTTTTTAAACTGGTCAATTTCAAACTCCTCATCTCCAAATTTAACTTTTGATACATCTTCTGGTAAATTTAACTCAAATAATGATTCTTGATTACTGTTATCATTGTCATTGCCGTTCTTTTCAGATGGTTCACCTGTTTGTTGGTAATCCTCAAAAAGCTCTTGCATTGTTTTTTCTTCTGACATTACTATCTCCTTGCCTGTTTTGCGTTATCTTCTACATATTTTATAACTTGCAATATTCCAGAGTTTCTACCGTTAAGAAATTCTGGAAATTCGTTTCTTTTTATTGATTCTTTTAGTATTAAATCCTTCATATTAGATACTACCTCCTGCCATTCCGGCATCGCCCATAGTTTCAACATCCGCAAGTTCCGCTGGTGCTGCTCCTGCTCCTTGTTGTCCATTCATGCCTCCTTGTGGTAACATTTGTAATGGTATTATTGCTTTTTCAGGGTGTTCTTGGTCATAAGATGAACCAATAATATTTATTAACCAATCTGCACTTATTGTTTTTCCTTGCAAGTTAAGCGTTGGAAGCCATTGTAACAAGGTAGTTGACATATCCATAGCATCCATTTTTTTCTGTGTAGACGTTTGTGTATCTCCTATTTTATAAATAAAGTCTTGTGTTCTTATTGTTTCGTCTATTTCGCCTATTACTTCGTTTCCTTCTCTATCTGTGTATTTTATTTGTTCTACCGAAGAATTGAAATTAGCCTCCATTTCTGCCATTTTTTCAATCATTTCAAGCACAAATTGACTGAATATGTCTATCTGGAAAGAAATCATGTTGTCTTGCCCCATTTGTGTCAACTTTGCCTGTGTAGCTGTTCTGTCTCCGCTTACTTCACCCATTTGTGCTTTATAAACGCTTATAAATTGCTCCATTTTGCTTTCAAGATATGTTAGATATTTGAGAGCATAGTTTAAAGCTGAATCAAAATTAAGTTCTTTCATTTTTAGAACATTGTCTATGTCGTCAACTTGAATTATTCCGTTTTCTCTTACATTTACTATTTCTTCTACGAAAGTATCTCTTTGGGCTATATAACATTTATTAATACTTAATCCCAATGCTTTATGTATCTTGTTAAGAATATCCTCCATCGCTAAGGCATAAGTGGCTATATATGCCAGTCTTGGTATTCCTCTGCCTGTTTCCTCATCTACTTCATCTGCATAATAAACAAATGAACAGTTAGGATCTGGATTGAATCGATATATACCTAAAAACTTTCTGCCAATAACAACTATCTGGACGTGTGGTTCGTAAATTAGTTCTCCGTCAAACTCAAAAATAAAATCTCCTTGATATTCAAGGACTTCTATTTGATTTTTTCTGTATCCTTTTTTTAGTTTCTCATCCATTTCATTTATATTTTTATCAGATGATTCTTTACAATATTTTTTTAACTCTCTAAGCTCATCTGTATTTAAATTTTCTCTGTATGCAGTATTTGACACTATTTCGTTATATGTTAAAAAATCCTGATATATTTTTGGTGTTTTTTCAAAATCATCTCTTGATGTGTCAAACACAAAATTTTCAGGCTTTATGCTTTTTATTTTTACACCATCATAAACAAGTTGTTCCTGTATTTCATACTCTGTTACTTCCTTTGTTTGTGGTGGTATTCCTAAAAAAGAAACAATTTGAGATAAAGGGTTATCCATAACCTGAACTTGCTTAGTTACTTTTCTTCTTACATAGTTTGTTTTTTGTTGCCATTTAACAAAAGCAATAGCCTCTCCTTTGTCTGGACAACTTTCACACATTTTTTTAAACTCTGTTTTAGATTTTGATTTTTTAAGTATATTCAAAAGCTTTTGTTTTTGTATTTCAGCTGTATTTGAAAATCCCGTATCAGTTTCTAATTCAACAGAAAACATCTGTGATGGAGTTTTGAAAACAGAATTATATCTATGAGCTATTGATGCGTCTCTTATTTGTTTAATATTGGCATCTTTTAATTTTATCTTGTCTCCGTCTATTGTTTTAAAGTATTTTTCGCTTCTCTTTTCAAAAGCATCATCAATAGAAAGAAGTCTTTTTACTCTTTTTATCATCTCCCTATGAGGCTTTGCTTTTTCATATAAATCATCAAAAAGAGACACAACAGATTCAACAATTGTTGAATCCATTTTATCATTGTATTTAAGTTCTACATCTATTCTTTCTGATATTATTTCTGCCATTTTTAGTTCCTTTCTCGAAAACTAAAGGATAAAGGCGGAAAATACCGCCTATAAATGTTAGTTTTCAGGAGTTACTTGAGGGATCAGGCTATTATATTCTTCAAAAAGTTTCATTTCGTTTTGATTTAGACTGTTTTCCTGCATCATCAACACGTTTCTTTGGTTATTAATATAGATTCTTTGTAAATAAATTTCACCAAAGTTTGCTAAAACGTCTTTTTGATTTCTTTCTTGCATAGGCTCTTCTTTTTCTGCACAATCTTCTTGTACTGATTTACTCATTAATTTTTCAGCTATTTGATTTAACATCTCTCTCCTTTCATTAGTAAATTGTTTTAATGTTTTAACTGGTACATTGAAATTACCTTTAGAAAATTGATATATGTTTATTTTTGTACTATAAAAATCTACTACTTTTTTCATTTGTTCACAAAATCCTTTATGAAAATTTATTCCATCTTCTATTATTTTATTATCTGCTATTAGTAAAACTTCCTTTACTCCTAGCTTATAAAGAAAATCTATTGATGTATCTAATGTTGAATTGCAAACAAATAATTCTGTTTCATTTTCTGTACAAGGTTCTTTAGTACAGTTAAAAAATATAAAATTGTCTTGTTCTTCTTTTGGAACATATGACAAGCTAGGTTTATATTTTGTTCCCATTGCTTCCGAACGTGTCATTAATTTACCACCAAGTTTTTTAAAATCTCTCCAAAACCACCAATCTAAAAATATTCTTATATCTGCTTTGCATTCTACATTGTTTATTGCTATTTTAAGTATTTTTGAGCTATCGAGTAAAGCCCTTAACTCTTTCGGGTTAGGACTTTCATCAATAGCTCTAGTTATTATAATAGCTTTTTGAATCATTATGCTATAATACCTGATGTTTTTAATTTTGCTACAATATCATTTACTTTTGTTACTATTGAATTTATTGCAACTTTGTTTGCATTACCCAATGCGTATGATGTTGTTGCAGTTGTAGCATCTTCGGCAGTAACTAAAGGAGAAGATAATGCTGCAACTGTAGTTGCTGTTTTTGCGCTGCCTAAAAAAGCTATATTTCCTGAAACACCGTTGAATTTTACGGCTGTTAAGTCAATAGTGTCAATTTTACCAGAGCTACTTAAAACAACAGCTTTTGAACTTTTAGAAGTACCAGCAGTTACACCATCTAAAACTCCAAGCAATGTATTTAAGTCAGCTACTAAGTCTGTAATACTTGGATGTGTTGCTAGATATGTGTTTGTAAATATTGCCATTTTATTCCCTTTCTAAAATTTCTTTTGCTTTTTCAAATGAAATACCTTCTTGATATGCAAAATCTTTTACTTCATTGGTAAAAGTACATTCTTTTATTATTTCTTCTTTTTTCTTAGTTTTTGCAATTTTTGTCTCCTTTTTCAAATTTCATTTCTTTCTCCTTATAAATTACTACTCAAATGGCGGGAACCAGCTGTCATCAAACTCTTCAACAATAAAATTAAATTGATTGTTAAATGCCACGCTTAATCCTCTTGGATACTGCGAGCATATGGCGGCAGGTACTCGCTCAAAAACCCACTTACCGTCAAATCTTTGCTGTGGTATTGCCCAGTGTTCAGTTTTTGCTTTATCGGCGTCGAATTGATTTGTTTTTGCATTTTTGCCAGTTATCGGCGCATTAGCCGCCTGTCTTATATATAATTCTGTGGCTTCTGCTTCTGCTTGCGTATCAAAAACATAATATTGCATATCCTTAATCCTCCGTTGGTGCTGCCGATTTATACGGATGACCTGACGGCAGCTTGCTTGCAAATCCCCACCTATGAGCGAGGTAGCCTTCTATTTTTTGTCTGTCTGATTCAGACGGATAAGAGCTGAATAATAAAATTTCATGAAAATCACATTTTGTATTTGATGTATCTAAGTTTGTCCGTCCTATTCTTTGGAAAGTTCTTGAAGTATTTATTTGCCAGTAAATTTCATCAGGCTCATTATGTT